AAATGGACAAGACTGGCAATGGTTATGCAGTCATCCGTTTCCTGCCCGCCCCCGAAGGAGAAGAACTCCCCTGGGCAAAGATGTACTCCCATGCCTTCCAAGGTCCTGGTGGTTGGTACATCGAGAACTCTCTGACTACGATTGGTCAGAAAGATCCTCTGGGCGAATACAATCGTGAACTGTGGAATAGTGGTCTTGATTCTGACAAAGACACTGTTCGTAAGCAAAAGCGTAAACTGTCTTACTATGCCAACATCTATGTTGTGCAGGATAAAGCAAACCCACAGAACGAAGGTAAAGTCTTCCTCTATAAGTTCGGTAAGAAGATCTTTGACAAGATCATGGAAGCAATGCAACCTGAGTTTGAGGATGAGACTCCTATCAATCCTTTTGACTTCTGGCAAGGTGCAAACTTCAAACTGAAACTGAAGAAAGTTGCTGGTTATTGGAACTATGATTCTTCTGAGTTTGATCGTCCTGGTCCTCTTCTGGACGATGATGATGCACTGGAAGCACTGTGGAAAAAGCAGTACTCTCTTGCTGCTCTGACTGCTGCAGATCAGTTCAAGACCTACGAACAACTTGAAGCACGTCTGAAGATGGTTCTTGGTAAGAAGTCTGCTCCTGCACGTTTTGATGAAGAACTGGAAGATGAGAGTGAAGGTCGTGGATCTTTCACTCCTAACTTTGAGTCCAGCAAAGCACCTGCAGCAGATTTCAACGCACCTGACATCACTCCTACCAATTCCTCTGACTCAGATGAGGATGATGCTCTGTCTTACTTCCAGAAACTTGCTGAAAGTTGATTACTGATATAATCTAATATTATCTCCTTTCTTTAAGGTTCCGCTCATGTATTGGGTGGAACCTTTTCTGTATGTCATAATTTCTTCCATGTCGTCTTTAACAACATTAATATATTCTGGTTTTAGTAAGAATATATTTCTTTTATTATCTTCAATTAAATTTTCATACTCGTAATTTGTAACACTTTTTACTGGAGTTTTTGTAACCTGAGTCTCTAAGTCATTATCGTAGAATGTAATTTGATAATCAGATTCGACTTGTAACCCCTCTGGAACAATTACAATATTTTGATTATCTCTAACTTCAGTTGTTTCATAATGATGAATTCCACTATAAAGAGATTCATAGTTTCCATACTTATCTAATAAGTATGCATCAAGATCGTTCTGATCCATAGGCCATTCAGTTTGAATGTTGATAATATTATTGCAGACTAAGACTAACCAATCTAAATTTGAATCTTCATAAAAATCAAAAGCAACATTATCTGGTCGATCATTATTGCGAATTTTATATTTTGTAAAAAATGCAAGGTTTTGGAAGATGTCCTCTCTTAGCAAACCTCTTTTGAATAAATTCTTTACTTCAATAAAATCAGAAATTTTAGAGTCAGGTAATCTACTAACATATTCAAAATTTGGAAGTTGTTTAAAATAGTTTGCCATTTTAGAAACCTATTGAATTCTGTTCGTTTTGATAGTCATCATTAAATACTGGTTCTAATTCTTGGAATCTCATTGTCAATCGATATGCAACCATAGTTCCATCGGTAAAAGTCGCATAATTTGCATTTGGTGTGTAGTCAACGTTTAATCCCAATAAAGCACATTCTTTAAATTTATTTAATCCAAAATGCTCTTTTCCACTTTCTCCTCTATGTAAGTATGTGACTTTAAATGTATTGGGAGATCTTAAGAATAAATTTGATTTACTTCTAATCGGTGCCATTCCTTGTTTAAAGAATCTAATAATATTAATTACTTCTTCAGCTTCACCTGGGTCTCTAGGAGCAAGTAAGAATGAAAAATCAAATGGTCGTAGAGATGGACCTTTGAATAATAACTCCATGTTTGGATTTAAAATAGCACCAGTTGTTCTTGTTAAAAGTTGTTGTCCAATTCCTGCAGCACTACCTGCAAAAGATGCTGCTATTGCATTCTTAACATCATCACTTGCACCAACAACATTTCCTATGGTCTGGGAAATAGAATTTGTAAGTCCTTCACCGCCATCTTGTATACCACCTAGTGCAATTCCTGCCAGTGCTGTTTCAAGGGCATTCATTAATCCATCACCCCAACCAGTAGCATTGCTGTCTTTTATGCCACCTGGAATCGCTAGTATTGTTGACCCTAATGTTCTTGTGGAAGCGTCACTTCTTTCTCCTTGACCAAATCCCCCAGATTGTGTTAGTGGTTTTGGCGAAAACTCAAGCATGTCAAATTTAACTACATCTTGAGTTGTTTGTGCAATGTCGGTTGGATATCTTAAGGGAGCAGATTGACCAGGGATATTTTGATTTGCGTTTTCTGACCCAAGTCCAAATGCTGGTTGAGAAGTTCCATCATCTGCTCCACTAGCACTATTACCTGAACCGCCAGCTACAATTTCTTGATTTTTCTTACCTGCATCTGTAAGTCCTCCGGCAGCAGCATCCGCTTCATTTTTTTGAACTACATCTCCAGCATCTTTAGTTGTAGTTCTTATTCCATTACGTAATTGAGAATTTGGATTTTTAAGAGCTCTTTTCTCTTCTGTTGTTGCTCCTGTTCCTGTAGTTGTATTTGTTACTTTTCCTGTTTTATCTGAAATCGTTGTTTGCACTAATACTCTATTATTTCCCTGAGCATCACTTCTAAAAGTTTCTCTCTTTAAAGAACCATCTCCAAGTGTTGTCACTTCAGAGACGTAATAATTAGTTTTTTTATTACGGACACTGGTTCCTGTAGTTATCGGTACTGGTTTACTTACAGCTGATGCCATCAGACATGATTCTTTTTATTTATTTAGGACTATCTTTTCATAATCCAATGACAGTAAGTCATCAAGCTCGGTTCTATTGACAATATAAACTTGTGTCCCTAATTCTTCCCAAGTATATTGTCTATATTTTCTAAGATGAAAATTGAGACCGCGAAATCCCCAAGAAAATAAATCAGTTACAGCAACAAGAGGGTGTTGATCATATGTAAGATTTGGAGTCTTTGCATAATATTTGAAGGTGCAGATATTTCCTTCATCGGGTATTGGTGTCACAGTATCATTTAATGCGTACATTATTAATTCCATTCTATCGTCGAGATTTTTCTCAGACTGAATCTCTTGCCTTATGGGTTCGATACGGTTCATTTGATTCCTAGTTCGTCTTCTGTGATGATTTTAAATTTAATTCTTCGATCCTCACAAAATTCAACTGCTGCTTTCCATTTGGCTTGATTAACAGCATATGTTTTACACTCATAAAGATATGATTTCGTTTTTCTCTTTGGTGTTTTTGGTGGTCTAGTTTGTTTTTTAGGTTTAACTTCAATCACATAAGTTTTGATTTGACCTGTACTTTCTTTCACTTTAATAATAAAGTCTGGAAAATATCTGTGGACTCTATTATCAAGTGGAGAGATATATGGAATATAGAATTCTTCACTTCCCCACTCTAAAATACTTTCGTTCAAGTCACACCATCTACAAAATTTTCTTTCCCATGTACTTCTACAAATAATATTTGTCGAATCTCCTTTATATTTGTTGGGATATGATGGATAATATTTACTCTTATTGCTTTCTGCCATACATAATATATAAGGTTAAAAACTATTTATAGATGCCTACCCCAAAGTCAGTTTCTGATATAAAATCAAATCTATTAAGACCTGCTTTAACGTCTCACTTTGAAGTAAGTATTGGAGTACCTGCGTTTCTATCTGGATCTATGGATAGTTACACTCAAGAGAGATTGCATTTGCAGTGTTCTGATGCATCATTACCAGGATCTAGATTAGCAACGTTTGAAATCAATAATGATCACCATGGCGTCACTGAACGACATGCATATAGAAGACAGTTTGATGATAGAATTGATTTGACTTTTATGGTTGATGCTGATAATTATTGGCCAATCAGATTTTTCGAGACTTGGATGAGAGGTATTGTTGACGAAGATGATCTAGATGAATCTAGTGAAACAGATTCATCTGCTAGAAATTATTTTTATAGAGTAAAGTATCCAGGAGGCGAAAAAGGATATTGCACTGATGGATTAGAAATCACAAAATTTGAACGTGATTATGAAACTAATTTTTTGACATATAAATTTATCAAGGCATATCCGTTTAGTATTAATTCTATACCAGTGACATACGATGGATCTAATCTTTTAAAATGTACGGTTGGATTTAGTTACGTTAGATATATTACCGACAAATCAGTTTATGAAAAACCACAAGTAGAACCTTCACCAATACCTGCTCCAGGAGTTCCAGTTCCACCAATAGTATCTAATAGAAGAGAAGATCTTGATATATGGGCATTGACAAATCGTGGTATGATTGGAAGCGTAGGAACCGAGGCACAGAAAAATCTTCTTGCAGATGTTGACAGATATTATAATACAGGAACGAGACAAAATCGGTTACAAAGTCTTTCTCGAAGTGGAGGTTATAGATCAGGAACTGGTGGAGGATACAAAGGAGTTGCTATGCCAGGTCTCACTTTAAACTTCAAAGAAATACAATAAATACACTTACTGAAACTCTATAGGACATTATGCCTTTACCAAAGATTGCTACGCCAAAGTACGAACTCGAATTGCCTTCGACTGGAAAAACGATTCAATACAGACCTTTTCTTGTAAAGGAAGAAAAACTCCTTGTCATTGCATTAGAAAGTGAAGATACGAAACAAATTACTACTGCAATTAAATCAGTAATCAAAAATTGTATTTTGACTAGGGGAATTAAAGTAGAAGATCTCCCGACATTCGATATTGAATATCTTTTCTTGAATATTCGTGGTAAATCGGTTGGAGAAGAAATTGATGTTAATATCATTTGTCCTGATGATGAGAAGACTGAAGTATCTGTAAAAATTAATCTCGATGACATTAAAGTAAACAAAGAAAAGAATCATACAAATAAAATTAAATTAGATGACTCCATCATGATGGAAATGAAGTACCCATCATTAGAACAATTCATTAAGAATAATTTTGATTTTGATAGTAAGAGTGCAATGGATCAATCATTTGAATTGATCGCATCTTGTATCGGTACAATCTATACTGAAGAGGAAGCTTGGTCTACTGCAGATTGTACTAAGAAAGAAATAACAGAATTTTTAGAGTCCATGAATTCTTCTCAGTTTAAACAAATTGAAAAATTCTTTGAAACTATGCCAAAACTTTCTCATACTATTAAAGTTAAGAATCCAGAAACAAAGGTTGAGAGTGAAGTTGTTCTTGAGGGATTAGCAAGTTTTTTCGCTTAGCCCTCGTTCACATGAGTTTAGAGGGTTACTATAAATTAAATTTTGCCTTAATGCAGTACCATAAATACTCATTAACGGAGATTGAAAATCTAATTCCGTGGGAAAGAGACATTTATGTAGCGTTGCTAGAGCAACATCTTGAAGAAGAAAAGTTAAAGCAGCAGGCATCTAATGGATCTAGATGAACTTCTTAAATCGATAAGGGAAGAAGGTGAACCCAAGGGCGGACAGATAATTGCAGCCAAAAAGTTTTTTGGTGAGGATAAGTATGACAAATATTATCAAGAACTATTATCAGAGGGTAGAATTGAAGGGGATAATTTATCACCCCAAGAAAGAAAAGAAGGCGTAAAGGCATATAAAAAAAGTAAGGTAGATTTTGAGACCTTTGTTAATAAAGTTACAGATAGAAAAAAGCAAGTTAATGTTAGTAAAGTAAACTCAACAAAATCTCTTAATAGAGGTGGAGCACTTGTAGTATCTAAAAGTTCTCAAATACAAACAAGTTCTTTTTTCAATAAAGAAGAAGAATCTGCAGAAAATATAGATGACATTCTTAAAGGTATTGATTCAATTATTGAAACTTTACGGAAAGAAGAATCTTTAAAGAAAAAGGCATCAGATGAAGAAAGAAAACGATCAGAAAGACAAGGTAGATCGGCAAAAGAAAAAAGATTAGAAAATAATACATTCAAAAAATTCGCTGAATCTACTAAAAAAGTATTGGAACCAGTGAAAAGTATATTTGATAAACTATTTAATTTTATATCACAGATTTTAATTGGAAATGTTTTAACGAAAATAGTTGATTGGTTTAGCGATGAGGGCAATAAACAAAAACTTAGTGCAATAGGAGCATTTTTAGAGAAGACTTGGCCAGCACTTTTGGGAACGTATCTATTATTTGGAACTAGTTTGGGTAGGTTTATCGCTAGAATAACTGGAATGACTTTGAGATTTATCCCAAAGTTGGCGTTGGCGTTTGCTAGGTTAGTTGCGGCACATCCATTAGCAGCTGCTGCAATTGGTGTAGGTGCTCTTGGTGTTGCTGCTGTGATGCAAAATCAATCAGGAACTGCAGTGATAAAAGATCCTGAGGATCCAGAAAAATCTCAAATGGACGAGACAAGAGAATTTGGAGGAATGACTGGCGCTCCAATTAGTGCAGATATGTTAGGTTTTAGTGGAGGTGGAGAAGCACAAGGAACTGATGTTATTCCTGCAATGCTTACTCCTGGAGAATTTATTATGAGTCGCGGAGCTGTTGATGCTTATGGACTCGATTTTATGGAAGGAATTAATGCATCTGCCGGTGGCACAAATAGACCGAAAAGGATGGGAGGCACTACCTATGCGGCAGGTGGTGGTTCTATAGATGAAATGTCTAGACAACAGCAAGCTGCTATGGAAAGTAGAAGACAAAATAATAATAGAGAATGGTGGGATTTCTTAGGATTGGCAGGAACTGGTAATAAAGCAAAAAGTTCAGAGGGAAATGGTCTTAGGGGTTTAACCGCTCAAGATTATAGAGATCTTGCTTTTATTGTAAGTGCTGAAGCGCAAAGAGGAACAGATGATGAATATGGAGTTGCAGCAGCTATTTTGAATAGAGTTGCCGATCCTTCATGGCCAAATACTATTAAAGCAGTTGGATCTCAAGCGGGACAATTTGAAGCAGTATTTACTGGTAAGGCATATGATGATCCCGCTTTGGCTGAAAAACTAGCTTCTGAAGAGGGTCAAAGAAAAATTGCAGGTGCATTGAATAAACTTCAAGGAAGAACAGATTTTAAAGGTACTAGTCAGTATGCAAATATGGGTCAGGGTGATATTAAATTTTCAAGTAGAGGTAATTTCTATCACTATAAAGAACAGGTTGGAAAGAATGATCCTCCACCTTCACCACCACCTTCTTACTATAAAAAGTTCGTTGGTCCAGGTGGATCAGGTATAACATTAGCAGGAACTAGTTCTTCTGGTGCCTCATCCTCAGCAAGTGGCAATACTAAAAAAACAGATTGGTCCAAAGTAAAAGGAATTGGTGGTGCATTTGAATCTGTATCTGGGACGAATAGAGGAATTGCATCAGGAAAAATTGGTAATACATCACCGAAATTGAATATACCAGCACCTCCGCCTGTGAGGTCTGGTCCTGCAGTTTCTACAGTAAGTCAATCAGAATCATCTTCTGGCGATTCGCCATTAGGACCAAATTCTAATTACATACCGCCTATTCCAATTCCACCTCCTTCGCTTTCTAAAGCAAAGATTCTAGGTGTATCTATTTGAGGATTGAAAAATGGCAATTAGTACTCAAAAGTTTTTACCTCAAGCAAAAAATAGTTCTCTAGTAGTTTCAAAACCAACTGCGGTGAGATCTATTGGATCTTCAGTATCTAATAAAAAAACGTTTGTTATAAAGGAAAAAGTTATAGAGATTGATAAGATATTAAAAGGTACTCTTGCATCCGAAAAGAAAGAAATAGATAGTAAAAAGAAACAAGATGAAAAAGAAAAACGTCAGAATGCAGAAAAAACTTTAGAAACTTCTGAAGAAAAGAAATCTAAAAAAACTAAATTACAAATTCCTAAAGTAAAATTTTTTGATAGAATTAAAGATTTTTTTGGAAATATTTTGATGGGATTTATTCTGACTAGACTAATAGAATATGCTCCCATCATTGAAAGATTTTTACCAATAATCAAAAATACTTTTAACTTTATAACAGATTTTGTTATTGGAATTATAGATGCTTTAGGTACTTTTTTACTATGGGGGCAGAAGGCCATTGACGGCACAAGAAACTTTATTGGCGATAAGTTCGGAGACGATGCAGTAAAAAATTTTGATGCTCTTGGAGATAATTTATTTAAACTTTTGAATGCAATTGTTTTGATAGGTGCCGCATCAGTAGCAATGCGTGACCCAAGACCTAGAAGTCGAACTCGTATAAGAGAACCAGTAGAGGAGGCTTTTCGGCAGAGAGGTAAAAAAGGTCCACCAGGAACTACCTCTCGTGGTGCAGCAATAAGATATGCTCGACGATATGGTCAGAGAGCAGCAACAAGAAGATTTGGTAGACAAGCAGCACAATCACTGGCAGCAAGAACATTAGCAAAAAGATTTGTTAGTCCCTTTGTTAAGAGAATACCAATCCTTGGTGGATTAATTGATTTTGCACTGAATTACTTTGTATTTAAAGAACCAGTAGGAAGAGCAGCATTCGCAGCAATTGGTGCTACAATTTTTGGTGCTCTCGGTGCTACTGCTGGATCTATTATTCCTGTTGCAGGAAATTTTGTTGGTGGTGCGTTGGGTGGTCTTGCTGGTGATATTGCAGGTAAATGGTTATATGATACATTCTTTGACAAGAAAAAACCTGTAGAGGATCTTGATGAAGAACCTAAAGATTATACTCGCGCAGGAACTAATAAGGGAATTCCATCTGGATCAGCAACAAATCTTGCTGGTGAAGCAGGAAAATATATACAATCAAAACTTTCGACTCCAAAAGACTATCAAGCAATTACAGAACATCCTGATTTTGGCGGAATAAGAGGGAAACACTCTGCAAATTCTTGGCACTATAAAGGTAGAGCACTTGATATTGGTGCTTGGACATACGAACAAGGTCCTATCTTAAAAGTAATTGAAGACTTCAATAAAATGAAGGGAGTTTCTCCAGTAGAACTTATTCATGGTGGAACTGATCCTGCTGGTCATGGAGACCATATTCATGTGGCATATGCAAAAGGTGGCGAAACCCTAGGATATCCTCACCTTGCTATGCTTGGCGAAGAAGGAAAAGAAATTGTTATTGATGCTGACAGTCAAGGACCTGCTAGAGATATGTTACTTGCGATCAACCAAGCAAAGGGATATGATGCCGTCATGCAGGCGATACGAGATTATGCTCCATATGAGGCATTATCCTCACAGGTTGTTATTGTAGAAAAAATAAAAGAAGTAGTAAAACAAACTCCATACAGTGAAAAATCTTCCATGTATCCTAATTTTAGTGCATCCAGATCTGAGGATCCTTTTGAGTTCCTCGCTTCTCAAGGTTAAATATAATTAAGAGGTATAAACAAATGTCAGAAAGTATTGTATCAAGACAAGCAACACCTGCTTCTATCGAAAACATTGCAGTTACATCTAATGATGGTGTAAAAAGTGCAAATCTTCTGGCTGGTATTGTAAATCTTTCTTACTATGAAAGTATTTTGCATGATAATGTAACTGCAACTGTTACTTATGCAGATACTGGAAATTCTGTTAATGATAAAAACGTATTAGAAACTCTGCCAATTGTGGGGACAGAAAAAGTTTCACTTAAGTTCAAAGATAATAATGATAATATTATAGAATTTTCTGATACAAATAATAACTCTCTCTATGTAAATAAAGTTACTCCTATTTCTGAAGATACTAGAAAATCAATGGTGAAATTAGATTTAACATCTAAGGAATTTATTATGAATGATAAGATAAGAGTTTTTGAACGATTTGATGGGAAAGTTTCAAATTCTGTCAGAAAATTATTGACAGACAGTAACTACCTTGGAACTCAAAAAAATGTAGACATTGAAGAAACATCCAATAACTTTAATTTTGTAGGAGATAATAAGAAACCATTTTATCTAATTAACTGGTTGTCTAAAAAAGGTATATCGTCGGAGAATCAAACGAAGGGTGCTAGTGCCGGATACTTTTTGTTTGAAACTGCGGAGGGATTTAAGTTTAAATCAATTGATGGGTTACTTGGTCAGGAAAAAAAGAAGTCAATTATTTTTAACCAAACTAAAGATTTACCTGCAGGATATGATATAAAAGCACTTGAATACAGTCATGATAATAAAATTAATGTTCAGGAAAAATTGAAGATGGGATCATATTCTACAAGAACTATTCTATTTGATCCTTTCACTTTATATTATGAAGTTTTGACGCCAAACTCTACAGAGAAAGAACAATCTCTTACCCTCGCTGGAAAATCTTTACCAAAATTAAATCCAGAATTTAATCGAGATGGAAACAATAAAGAATTTTCTAGAACTTCATATTTTGTTTTAGACAAAGGTACTCTTCCTACCGGCAATACTCAGCAACAAATACAAAAGTCAAGAGATGAAAACTTTGAATATAAGAATATTGCAAACCAAGCAAACATGAGATACAATCAGTTCTTCTCATCTCAAGCAACTGTAACCCTTCCTGGAGATTTTTCTTTACACGCTGGAGATGCAGTATTTCTGGACGTACCAGAACTTAATACCGAAGGATCTGATGAGGTTAGTAAGGAAACTGGCGGTCTATATATTATAATAGATCTATGTCACTATATTACCCCAAAGGAAACTTATACTAAGTTAAACCTAATGCGAGATTCTTTTGGTAGAATCGGAAACCATACATCTAACAACAGAAAACTATGACTGATCGAAGCATTCAACAACACATTAATGACGATAGAGATATGTTGGAGAACGGAACTCTGTCTCCACAAATGCGTCGTCATGTAGCAGACGAATTAGATCATCTTGAGTTGTATCAAGCGAATCATCCCGATGATGATCATGACCCAACAGCATTCGAAATGTACTGTGATGAAAATCCAGAAGCTGATGAGTGTAGAATTTACGAGGATTAATAGTTAATGGAAGGAGGATCTTTATTTAATCCTGGATTTTTAGGAGGTAGTTTTTTATGGTGGATCGGTCAGATTGCTGACGATTCTACTTGGAGAGACAACCAGCTTCCAGGAAAACATGAAGATGCTAATAGTATTCCTGGTTGGGGAAGAAGATATAAAGTAAGAATCATGGGTCTCCATGATCAGGGTGAAAGTGAAATTTCATCTGACCAACTTCCATGGGCAAATATAATGTATCCCATCACAGCGGGTGGTGGGCAAACAAATTCTGGACAAACATCAAATCTCCGTCAAGGGATGATGGTGTTTGGTTTTTTTCTTGATGGACAGGACCAACAAGTTCCTGTAATTATGGGTGTGCTTGGGAATAATGCACAAACTTCACTTGCAACTAAAATTGGTGACAATCGAGTTAGTAATACACAACCAGGATCTTTAGCAACAAGTGGTTTTGCAACAGGCAGTAAACAGAAAACAGGATCTGCAAAAGAGAAGGTTCCTGATGAAGGTCTTGTAACAACCAAACCAAAATCTCCACAACAATCCCAAGAATGTGCCACAGTTCCTTCTGGGGTACAGGTAAATGCTTTTGGATTAAGATCTGATCTTGCCCTCACATCACAACAATTTGCAGATGCTCAAAGTGCTAGATCAGAGGCAGAAGAAAAAGGATTATCTGGTGCTCAAAGAGAAGAACTTGTTCAGAGAAGAGTCGCTGAGGGCATAAGAAATAGATGTCAGCAAGCAAATAGTTCATTATCGCCAACACAACCTGGGGCTACAAAAGAAAATGTTGACGATGTTCACGAACTTTCGGCAGCTGATGTAAATAGATCGGAGAAGTATAAGGAAAAAATTGTTTTATTAAAACCTGATCCAGATGCTTTCTTGGAATCAAGTATGAAAGGAATGCAAACGGAAATTGATAATTTTACTCAAAAATTAGATAAGTATCTAAGTTCTTTTTCAAGTTATGTTGATGCAGTCTCTAGTAAAGTAGGTGATATTAAAAAGTTAATGCATGATTTTGCATGTCAAGTTGCAAAATATATGAAACCCTTATTTGATAGAGTTATGGAGTATGTACTGAAGATAATGAATGAAACATTATCAAAAGCAGTTGCTGCGATGCCATCAAGTCTTAGATATATGTTTGCCGACATAAAAGAAATTATTACTGAATTATTTTTATCTCTGTATGGAAAAATCATAAATGGTCTTTGTGGTACTATTGAGAATATATTAAAAGATACATTCAACATCGATCAATTAGAATCTCTTGCACGGGAAAATGCTGATGGATCTTTTTCAAATAGAAAAAAACCAAAAATACCAGCTTGCTATGCAGAAGATATTGCCGGTCAAGTAATGTCTGCAAATAGAACACAAATAAATGATTATAATCAAACAATCTTTGACAACATGAATGGATTTTTAACTGACATTGAACAACAGATTGCAGGTGTGGAAGGAAGTATTGGTGATATTACGAATCAGTTAAGTTCTATTAGTGGTAATATTTCTGCTGCACTCAGTTTTACAAATACTGTTATAAATTTATTTGGTTTTGAACTAAAACCAGAACAAGCAGTTTCTGATTTTTATCAATTTGGTGCAGGAAGTCTTGGTCAAAAAGAAACATTAAAACCAAGCATTAAGTCTATTGCTGATTCTTCTGCATTACCTACAAATGCTTCTAGTGAATCTGGTGTACCATTTGTTGAACCAACTAACGCACAATCTGATGTTGTGTATTCGTGATAAATACCTCCATGAAGATTGCTAGTAAAAGCATAAATGGCAACTCCTGGAGAAATTAATTTTAATATATTCCAAGAAACTTCTGGCGATAGTATTCGCGTTGGATATATTTCTACGGAAAGAGGATTTATTCAGAACGTAACTGTTCCTGATGCAAATAGGTATGCAAAGTTAAATCCAGGAACAACTTTCATTCTTGATAGTAGAGATGGAGTAAGATACTTAAATATCAATGAGGTCAATGCTTTAACCCCCAAAGATATTGAACCTAAAAAAACTGCCAGTAATGGAAACTGTAATCCTGTCATTGGATTAAATGAGATTGATAGATTATCTGGAATTGGTGCTGGTGATGATTATAAGACTAGAGTACACTTTTTTGGTGGTGGTGGGATTGGAGCAAAAGCAAATCCTGTAATTGGTTCAGATGGATCTGTATTAGCAATTGATTTAGAATCTGGTGGTTTTGGATATAAGTACGCCCCATATGTTAAAGTAGATGATGATCTTGATATTGGTGCTGGAGCAGTAATTCGTGCCATTCTTTGTGAAGTAGAATCTGTAACTCAATTCTTTCCTACAGAAAAAGATTTTGAAGAATATATTATTCCGGATGAAGATGAAGTAGGATTTGGTAAAAGGTTTACCCCTGAAGGAAAAGTTCTTGGAGAATGGAATCCTAGAATATATGCCAACACAGATAAAAATCCTTTCCGAAGAGAACTTGATAAGTATCAAAGATTTTTAAGTCAACTTACAAAACCTTGGTGGTCTACTAGAAAAGAATCTCCACTAAGTGTCACTTCTCCAAATTCAAAAAATAGAGCAAAGTATGACTCCAAACATCCTGCTTGGAGTGACTTTATGAATAGGTATAGTATTTCTCCAGTTCCAGTGACAAATAGGAGAGGTAGTGACTTTGCAGGAATTCCTTATACTTTTGAATGGGAAGAAAATTTTCCATATGATGGAGAGTATGTATTCAAAGGTGCTTGCGATAATAAAGGTCAACTATATCTTGATAATAATAAGGTAATGGATCTTGGTGGATTCAAGGGAAATGGATCCAAAAGAAAAAAATTCATGAAATCTGGTGTTCATAAAATCAGATTAGATTTATATAATATTCCAATTAAAGAAAGAATTATCAGGGAAGTAAAAGAAGTTGGTGGTGGATGTCCAACAACAATTAAATTTAATATTACGACCTCTGCAAAATATGCAAATAGAATTGAAATTCCTGGATTGGATATTAATATTGGAAAATCACTTGGGGGTAAACAATTAAACGAAACTTTTGATCGTCAGGTTGAGAGGGGAAAAGAATATGATGTAATAATCAGAAGTCCTCAAAGTGACAATATTAGATTGAGAACTAGAGGAGAATCTGTATTACAAGTTGAAGAATCAACGGACAATGATTACACGGATTTAATATGTACAGTTAGTTGCGGTAGATTTATCAATATAAGTGATAATACATGTAAACTTGTCTTTGATGCTCCAAAAACTGTAGTAACAGAAAGAAAAGAATTAGTAAAGGGAAATAGCACTGGTTCTCAAAAAGAACAAAATATCTTTAACACTTTAGATTACATTGGAAGAGCAGATAGAAGACTCTGGAAGATGAATCCAGGTTCAAGAAGAGGGTCTGACTTTTTAAATCGATTTGGTGTTCTTCCTTTCGATCCAGGTAAAGAAGTAGTAAGAGATGTTCCTGCATCTAATTCAAAATTAGAAAAACCGCAAGTAAAACTTGTAAGTAATGGAAGAAATTTAGGGTTAAAGGTTACAGGTACTGGACAAGTCAAAGTCAATTTTAAATTAAAAGTTGATGACAACCTCATAACTTCAGGAGTATTTGCAAAAGAAGTCATTATCAACACAGACACTGAACAAGTAACACTTAGAAGAGATATTAAAACTCGACAGGCTGGTAGAGGTACTTATTTGAGTGGTAAAAAAAGAGAAACCATTTATGGTAGTGGCGTCTTTACTGCGGGTAAGACTTATGACATAAAAGTCATCGGTGGAAGTCCAACTAGCGGATTTAAAAGCATTGATTCTAGAAGTATTGGATTTGATGATGATATTAACAATGGATTTGATCAGAATGGTTTACTGGAAATTGTAAGTACCAAAGCAGTAAGAGAACCCATCAATAAAGTTCAAACAGCACGTTCATCATCGAAAAAAACTAACTATCCAAATAAAACATCAGATTCTTTTGCAGGTACACATGTGATTAGATGGGGAAAAGTTGATTTTCCTATTGATGGAAATTATATTATTGAAGTAATGGTTGATGATAATGCAAAGATTTTTATTTCAAATGGACTTGAGAACAAAGTAATTACTAAGAGAGGATTCAGTGGTCCAGGTAAAAGCACCGGTAAAAGTTCTTATACAAGATATTTTAAAAAGGGTAGTTATAGTATTAGAGTTGAATTAGAACAAAAAGCAGGGAAAGGATTGTCAGATGGAAACCCTATGGGTGTTGCAATCAATATTTCTACTGCTGGTGCTGGCGAAGAAGTAGTTTCTCCCAAGTCTTGGATGGAAAATCCAATGGGAGTTGCTCTTACAATTGATGCGCCTCTTCCACCAATTCCACAAGAACCAATTCCTCAACAGGAGGGAAGGTGTCCAAATAATCCAATTTGGACAACTAGATTCCCTGGAGGATCATCTAGATGGTGGCCAGTTGTAGATACTCTTGGTAGATGGGGTAAGTTCCAAGATCGATATGCAATATCTCCTGTTCCCCCTCTTGGAATGAAAGGAACAGATAATGGTGGTGTTATTTACAATAATAGATGGGATATTGATATTCCATATGAAGGTTTCTATGGACTTCAAGGAACTGTTGACAATGCTGGAAGAATACTTATAGACGGAAAAGAACAATTAGTTGGAGGTTATTTCTCTGGAGCAAAATTTGGAGGAAGATCTTTACAGGGATTTAAAACTGAAGTTCCTAATACCAAAAAAATATTTCTTTCTGAAGGAAGACATACTATTGAAGTTCAACTTGAAAACTATTCTCAAGAATTAACAAAAAATGTTAGACAAGTTATTTTTGATACAGCAAAATGGGCAACAACAACTAAGACTGCAGTCAGCAAAACCAACGTCGATTTTACTATTAATAGTTCTGCAAAATATTCTAATAGAATTAGAATACCGGATATTGGATTGGATGTCGGCAAATCATATGGGGGAGCTCAGATAAAATCTAGTGTTACAAAAGAAGTTGAAGCTGGAAGAGTATATACAGTTGAAGTTTTTAGTCCAGAGAGTAAGTCTGGGGTTAGATTGAGAACTCGTGGAGGAGTTCTTCAAACAGAAGAAGCTGGAGATAATGATTGGACAGATTTAACTTGTGCTGCAAGCAAGGGAAGATTTTATGATTTCAAACAAGGAGCAAATAAAGCAACTTGTAAGTTTGAGTGGGATGGAGAGATAAAAGTACAAGGAGGAACTACTGCCGGCACTACTAAAGATGGTGTTACATATAGTGGTCCAAGATTATCAACTTATCTGAAAGGTAGATTAGGACCTTTTATCACTCCAGCATATATAAACGATGAAGATTATTTGGCAAATTTCCAAGGAAAAACTTGGCGCATGAAGTGGACTAATGTTGACTTTCCTACCAGAGGTCAATATCAAATCCAAATAGAAGGAGATGATGTAGCAAGAGTTTTTGTCGATGGTATAGAGGTTGGATCGGCAAAAACATTTGAAGGTGTTATTACTAGAGAATTTACTTCTGATAGAGGAAAGAGAACAGTTGAAATTGAATTATTCAATCAGGGCGAACAGCGTGGTCCTTTTTCGACAAATCCAACAAATGTAGCATGTAAGATTTCAACAATGGTCAAAGTTTCTGATGGCACTCAGTCATGGAAATTAAATCCAATGGGCATTTCCGCTGCACTCATACCACCTCCATGTCCAAAAGAAATTAGAGGGCAAGGTGTTATTTGTAGAGTGGATATTGATGATCCTGGTAATGGATATGTTGCACCTCCAGGAGCAGGATATCCAGTTGCATTAAGATTGAGAAGTGTCGATGTAGAAGATTCAGGAATCAACTACACTTGTGGTGTAGATCAACTTGAAATTACTCCTAGCAATGGTGCGGTTCTTGACTATGATTGTGATCCCTTCGGTAAAATAAGAAGTGTTAAGATTTTGGATCCTGGTTTCGGATTCACACAATATCCAGAAATCACAATGATTTCTGATACAGGAGTAAATGCTAGATTCAGACCACAATTCGAAGTCATTCGCGATCCAATTGCTGATCCAGATAAGTTGATTCAGGTCACTGACTTGGTTGGTCTTGAGCAGACTGGTTATGTTGAAGGAAGACCATACTATGGCGCGGTATTCTACAAAGATGGAGTACGTTTTGCTGGTTATTATGAAACCCCAGGAGATCTTGTTCAGGTTTATGATACTCTGCAGGAGAGCATCGATGGAGTTGTTACTACAAAACCATCGGCAATTCAGAGACAGGGTACGAATATTCGGAGCAACGATCCTCGCCTCAATATTCCGGACACTCCAGAGAATCTCACATAAAGTGGTTAAATAGTTACTACACAAATAATATAACTAGATGCCAATATCCGCAAATAGTTCGAAGTCACTTGATAGAATACCTAGAGCTAATCCAACATCGAACCCTACAGATACGGCAAAGAAAAACTTTGATGCTGTAAGATATGGAAATCATCATGGATCCATTTCTTTTGGTCATATTCATAAAGAAGGTGATGTGACATCATCTATCCTCTTACAAGGATCTGATGGAGAACATTCTATTTGTATGGATGAAGACGGACAAAGAAAAGGATGGACATCATCTATTGCTCCTGGAAATTTTCAAGTAGAATGTGGAAGTGCTAATGAGCAAAGCCAAGACAGCTTGATATTAAATGCAAAGAATGGTAATATCATTATTGTAGCGACTAATGGCAAAATCAGAATGGAAGCGGACGACATTGAGTTCGTTGCTAGAGGTTCTGATGGAAGTCAAGGCAATATAAAAATGATGGCAACAGAGAATTTTTACTTAGATTCTAAAAAAGTCATCATCAATGCCAAAAGTTTTATCAAAATTGCGACTCCAGGAACTATGGAAATTTGTGCAAATAGTGTATTAAAAATCTATGGTTCTATGATTCGTGGAATTACTGATGCTTGTGGCACTAAAGATTCAAAGGTCGGAGGACAAAGATTCCAACAAGAGTGCGTTAAATCATCCTAAGGAGTATAAAAAATGTCTTTTAATTTAGACGATGCAAATGTAGGAGGACAATTAAAAGTGGGAACTGGTATTGTTCCTGCTATAGGTGAAGGTGCAAGAAAAATTAATGGATCTGCTTTCGCTGAAGGACCTGCAGTGTTTGGTTCTCCGACAACATTTCCTTTTGCATATGCAACTGTAAATATTGGACCATTAACAAATGCTGACCCAGATTCAAAACCCCCTTTAATTCCTGGTTCTTTATGCAGTGGAGTAAATAATCCCTATTCTCTTGCTGTTTCAGGTTCTGCTGGATTCATGGGACCAGTAGACACCGCCGCGAACCTTGGTGTTGGTGGAAACGTTTTTGCACAAGGACATGTTATTTCTAATTGTGGTGGACATATTCTTGCTGCAAAGAAAAATTTTGATATTCCTCATCCAACATTAGAAGGTTACAGACTTCGCCACACTTGTCCTGAAGGACCAAGCAATGATGTCTACTTTCGAGGGAAAGTTATGAATAAAACTGAAATTGTTCTTCCTGGATATTGGGAAAAACTAGTTGATCCATCAACAATTACAGTAAATCTAACACCAATCGGTGCTCATCAAAATGTTATTGTCAAAAGAATTGCTGACAATAAAATATATCTTCAAGCACATGGAGGTATGCCAATCAATTGCTATTATCATGTATATGGTACAAGAGCTGATGGAGAAAGACTCATTCCAGAGTATAAAGGAAAAACTCCAGATGATTACCCTGGAAACAACAAGGAGTATTCCATTGTTGGTTACAATTATGACGTTCGCGGTTAAGGAGATTAAAAATGGCAGGAGCAGGAGAATTTAAACCAGCTAGAGGCGGTAAAGATTGCGATGAAAAAGATGGTGGATGGGGAATTAAATCCACCAGATATGATTACATTTGGAAAGGCGACATTGATGAAGATGACTATCCTGATGATGCATGTGATCCAAGGTATCATGGTAATGCACAAATTGATAATTTGCAGGTAAATACTGAGATTAATGGAAATGGAAGTATTGAAATTCTTGGTGATGTCGTTGGTGCTGGTCATAGATTATCATCTAAAAAGAATCAACCATTTGATATGCCTCACCCCAATAAAGAGGGATGGAGACTTAGGCACGTCTGTATTGAAGGACCAGAGATTGCTGTCTATTGTAGAGGAAAAGTACCTTCAGATGGCGTAATTCATTTACCTACATTCTGGGATGGTCTTGTGAATCCAGAAGATATGTCTATTAGTTTAACTCCAATAGGTACTTGGCAAGAACTATTTGTTAAAGAAATTAGATGGGGCAAGCAAGTCATTGTGAGAAACAACGCTAGTGGTCCTATCAATGCTGACTACTATATTGTTGCACGTAGACTTGATGATGATCTCATAGTTGAGTATGAAGGTCAATCTCATGAGGATTATCCTGGTGGAAACGAAGGATACTCATTTAACTTTGAACATAATTATGTAAAAAATCTCATAGAAAAATTTGTAAAAGAAAACCTTGACGGTGAAGTATAAATGGCAACTATTGAAGAAGAATATAAATTATTTCCAACCTTAGTTTGGAACGTTGACTGTTCTGAATTATTACCTGAGGTTACTGAAGTTTTTAAGAAAACTCCTTGGATGAAAAACAATCCAGGAGTTTCTGAAGGATTTCAAGTTTTGAAAAAATATAAAAAACTGACAGAAAAATTTGATAAAATTATTAATTTTGCATTAGACGACATTAAGTATTGTGTGTCTATGAAAATGACTACAAGTTGGTTCACCAACACAGAACCAGGGAGAAGAGTGGAAGAGCACAATCATAATAATAGTTTTTGGAGTGCAGTTTTTTATTTACATGACGCTTCTCCACTTATTCTTTTAAAAGGTAATGCAGGTATTGAAGTTCCATTCACTACGACAAAACTAGATCTAAGGATGCATGGAGGGGTTCCAATCAACGCTAAGAAAGGACACATGATTATTTTTCCATCAAGTGTGAGACATGCCAGTGAATTTAATAACACATCATATTCTAGGTATTCTTTAGCGATGAATTTTATGCCAAGTTCTCAGGTCTTTCAGTTTGATTCTTCATATCATTATGGATCAGACTCTTTCGATTCCAGTGATATGGATACATCGAAGAAAAAGAGGATGTCCAAGTACCCTCTTGACAAGGGATTCGGATAGTCCTATAATAAGCAGGTAAACAAATGAATCCTATGCAAGACGAGTTTCTAACTAGGTGTGTTGTTGATCCCGTGTCCCGCAAATTCTTTCTCTATTCCAGTGAGGGAGAAGAGCGTGTGGTAGAATGTGAAACCGTAGATCAATTCATGTCCGTACTTGAGTTGTGCCGTGATCTTTTAGGTGATGATGTCCTTAAGTATGCTGACCCCCTAACCAAAATCGACCTTTGATTCCATTTTTGGTCGGAAAAAATCCCGGCAAAAATTTTCACCTGTAGGGTTTTCAACAATGATTCATCACAAACCTTCTCTATACAAAGAAATTCTTAAGTGCTATGAGTATGAGACCAGAAACACGTCAGTCCATGGAAATGTTATTTGCGGCAAAATGGAACTTGCCAAAAGCAGCAAAAAACGCTAATCTTACTAATAAGGAAATGAAGATTACATTTAATGAATACTGTACTTTTCATCCTCCTATTTACGATAAACTAGGTAATTATATCGGAGAGTAATCTCCTTTTTGCGCGAGTGTGGTGGAATCGGTAGACACACCAGACTTAAAATCTGTTGACCATTACGGTCGTGCGAGTTCAAGTCTCGCCACTCGCATTTACCCTAAATATTTTCAGGGTAAACTTAGTCCCATGAAATACCACATAGATACAAAATATGCTTGGTATGATCATCACGAAGGAAGTACATTAATACTGTTATATTTCATTCAAAATGTACCTTTTACATTTGATGAACTTCCAGAGATTGCCAAGTCACATCCAGAAGTAGTAACACTTGCTGACCAAGAAAAAAGGTGGGAACCAGAAGAATTATATAAATCTTCTATGTACCTTATGGCAGAAGAGTGTCATCCATTAATGTTTGATTTGGAGTTAGAAAACCCAGAACTACTACCTGTAGATTGATCGCCAACTTAGCTCAGCTGGATAGAGCAGGGTTTTTGTAAAGCTCAGGTCAACGGTTCAAGTCCGTTAGTTGGCTTATTAAGGAGAAAAAAATGGTTATAAATCTTTGGCACAATAGCGCGATGAAGCAATGGAGATGGACTCTCTCCAACCCCAAAAATTTAGATCAGCACTCTGGAACACAAGAAAATATCAGAGATGCAATGAATGATATCGCAACTACTGTAGAATATCTAATGAATGAAAAAGATGTCAGCATGGACATCAAACTTCCTAAATGTGATCAGTGAAATCAGATTTTTACATTGATAGAGTAGATAAAGAGAGTTGCAAAAACTTACTATATAACTACCACTACTTAAAAGACGAATCAAAGGACTTCAAGTCGGGATATAATTATGGACTTTTTAGACATACCGACTGGGACTGCCCTCTTAATATTGGTGGGTGTCTTGCCGTTTGTATTTTTACTGGGCTCCCTGTTCCTGAAATCGCCAAAGGAGCATTCGGACTAGAAAGAGAAGAACAAGATGGATTGTTTGAATTATCTAGATTGTGTGTTGATCCAGAACTCCAAAAAGAAGAATATAATATCACCTCTTGGTTCGTCAGTCGCTGTATAAAGAAGTTACGTAAAGATGCAAATGTTAGATCGCTTCTTAGTTACGCTGATTCTTCTCATCATGATGGAATAATTTATCGAGCTTGTAATTTTAAATATTATGGTTTGACTGATCCCAAAAAAGACTTTTATTATAGTGATGGAACCAAACATTCAAGAGGAAGTATAAAAGGAATCGAAGGGGAATGGAAGGATAGAACTAGAAAACATAGATATATGATGGTATTTGATAAGTCATTAAATATCTTGTGGAACGAAGAAAAGTATGGTACAATTTAAGTTCCGTGTGAAGGAAGATGCACTTAATGTGCATATAAGCATCCAGGAAACTGGATGCTTTTTTATTACTAAATAATCCATAACAAGAACTATAGTGTAATAAGATGGGTCTTTCCAGATTAGATAATTTTCTGAAGTCTTCGCGTGGTACTATTCTTTATGTCGATCCTAACAGTCTAGATGCGACTGATAGTATTGAAAATCAAGGTAATTCTCTGACACGTCCATTTAAAACAATCCAACGTGCTTTAATTGAAGCAGCAAGATTCTCATACCAGAGAGGTCTTGATAATGATAGATTTGGAAATACAACTATTTTACTATATCCAGGTGATCATGTCGTTGATAATAGACCTGGATTTATCATTGATGGTACTAATCAATATAAGTTGAGAAATGGTGGTACGACTAATGATCTTCCTCCATATGATCTTGCATCAAATTTTGATCTGAGTTCTCCAGATAATGAATTATATAAAGTAAACAGTATCTACGGTGGTGTAATCATCCCTAGAGGTACATCAATTGTTGGATTAGATCTTCGTAAGACCAAGGTTCGTCCTAAGTATGTACCAAATCCAGAGAATGATGCTATTGAAAGATCTTGTTTGTTCAGAGTAACTGGAGCTTGTTATCTCTGGCAATTCAGTATGTTTGATGGTGATCCAAATGGAGTTGTTTATAGAGATTACACTGCGAATACTGCAGTTCCAAACTTCTCTCACCACAAACTTGCGTGTTTTGAATATGCAGATGGAAAGAATCGTACCTTTATTAGAGACGAATTTCTTAATTTTGAATCAGATCTAACAGATCTCGAAATGTATTATGCTAAGGTCGGACTTGTTTACGGTCAGTCCTCTGGAAGACCTATTGAACCAGACTTCCCAACTAACACCTTAGATATTCAACCAAAAATTGATGAAACAAGAATTGTTGGATCATCAGGTCTTTCTGTAGGTATTACTAGTATTAGATCTGGTGATGGAACTACTCCAAGCAATACGATTACATTAACTACAAATATTGATGTAAATGGACTAGATGTTGATACTCCCTTTAGAGTTGAGGGTGTTGTTGCTGGTGGATATAATGGTCAATTTGTCGTAAATCAGAAATTATCTTCCAATCAAATTCAATACAAAGTCCAAAATCCTCCAGCAATTGCACTTCCTGCTACTGCTGGTGCATCTTTATCATTACAGTCTGATACAGTAACATCAGCATCACCATATATCTTCAACATCTCTCTGAGATCCGTTTTTGGTATGTGCGGAATGCTTGCTGATGGAGATAAGGTTACTGGATTCAAGTCAATGGTCGTGGCACAGTTCACGGGTATTGGTCTTCAAAAGGATGATAAGGCATTTGTTGTCTTTAACCAAGATTCTCCACCAACAGGTAATTATGATGACAATACCATTGCTGGTAATGAAACAATAAGTAATAATTCCAGAGCAAGATATAAACCAAAGTATAAGAACTTCCATATTAAGGTTACAAATAATTCAATTATTCAGGCAGTTTCTGTTTTCGCTATTGGATTTGCAGAACACTTTGTAACTGAATCTGGTGGTGACATTTCTATCACCAACTCCAACTCCAACTTTGGTGCTAAAGCACTGGTTGCGGAAGGATTTAAGGCAGATGCATTTGCTCAAGATGACATTGGATATATTACTCACATCATTCCGCCAAAAGAAATTCCTCTGACCGAAAGTTCTCTTGAGTTTGAGGCAATTGATGTATCTAAGACAGTTGGTGTTGGTTCTACTGGACAATTATTCTTATATGATCAAACTAACCAAGACGTTCCACCAGAGAATGTTCTTGAGGGATACAGAGTTGGTGCTAGAGAAAATGATCAAGTAAAACTTCTCATTGGTTCCGATGAATACCAAGCAAGAGTTGTAATGTCTGGATCTCAGACAAGTTCTGAGAAGACTTTTAGTGTTGAAAGAAATGTATCTGGAATTAATAGTATTGGAAGATACAGTAAAGATGGATTTGATAATGTAATTACATTAAAAAATGCCCATACTTTTGCAAATGGAGAATCTATTCGTGTTATTAGTGATGATGGTCAACTTCCAGATGGATTAAGTCCAAATACTGTTTACTATGCTATTACTGATACTAATGTTCTGAGTGGACTGACCACCAATAGAAATATTAAAATTGCTAAAACGTTCAACGATGCGATTAATGCGGATAATGTCGTAATTAATGAAAAGGGTGGTAATTTACGTGTTGTAAGTAGAGTTTCTGATAAAAACTCCGGTGATATTGGACACCCAATCCAGTTTGATACTACAAACAATCAGTGGTATGTAAAGGTTTCAACTGCTTCAACTGAAAATACGATTTATTCTACAGTAGTCGGACTTGGAGTGGCAAATCTTGGATCAGCAACCCCAAGAACATTCATATCTAGAAAAACTGATAATAGAAACGCAGAAGATATTCTATACAAACTAAGATATGTAATTCCATCAACAGCAGATGTTTCAAGACCACCTACAGATGGATTTATTTTACAAGAATCTAATACATCAATTGGATCAACTGATGCGGAAATTCAAACATACTTTGGAACTGGATCTATTACGAATGTAAACCAGCAAAGAAACTTTAAGTTTATTGCAGGTGCTAATTGGTCAAACCTTGAAGCAAGAATTGATACAGAACTTCCACACAAACTCTCAATTGGTTCTGAAGTCGAAATTATCAATGTCAAAAGTACTCTAAATCCAACTGGTCTTGGAAATTCTGGATTTAATAGAAATTATTCTGTAACAGGAATTAATAGTGCAAAGCAATTTACCGTTGGTCTTGCAACAAATCCTGGCGCATTTGACACTGATACTACATTAAGAACTGTAGATCTTCCTCACTTTAAGAGAAAGAAATTTGATAATACATTCTATACTTATAGAATTAGTGAGTCTCAACAGTACATTGCTGGAGAGCAAGATGGTGTATATTATCTGACTGTTCTTAATGCATCCAATTCTCCAACAGTAACACCATTTACTGAAGAAAAATTCTCTCAACCAGTTAAGAATCTTTTCCCACAAACTGACAGAGATACTCCAAACTCAGATCCAGATGAATCCAAATGTTTCGCATCTTCTGGATTGATTGGTGAAGTTGTTGTAAATGATCCTAAGAAGAGTGTAACCAAAGAAACTACAAATAAATTTGTTCGTGATGTTAATATTGGTTTTGGTATAACTGATCTTGCTTCTCAGTCAGGAACTGCTCATACAATTTACACTCAAGTAGATCATGGTTTTAATAGAGCTACTAGCTTGAGTATTGTTAATCCTGGTTCTGGATACGGTTCTGGAGCACCAGCAAATATTTACAATGCAAGATTAGTTGGTGGTGCTAGTGATGGCAAACATGCTACTGCTAAAATTACTGTAAACGGTAGTGGTACAATTACTGCTGTTAAATTGATGGATGGTGGTAGTGCATATGGTGTTGGTAATACTTTAACTGTCGCTGGAGTTGCTCAAACAACAGGTTTCTCTGAAGCGGTAGTTCGTGTTGATTCAGTTTACAGTAATGTCGGAGATACTGTTAAAGTAATTGGTATTTCATCTGAGGGATATTCAAAATTTAATGATCTTTACAGAATTACTAGTGTCACATCAGATAGAACTTTTAATGCAGTATCTGTTAATACTAATGTAAACAGATCTGTTTTGGGTCTCGGTGTTACAGCATGTGCTGAGGCATATGGATACTTAACGGGAGAATCAATAAGAGTTTCTGGTTTAACTTATGATCATACTTCTGGTATTGCAACTGTAACTTCTTCAAATGCACATGGACTTGCTGTTGACCAAAAAGTTAAATTAACTGGAGCAAATCAATCTCAATATAATGGTGATTTTATTGTTACAGAAATTCTTGACGATTTATCACTTCCTACATATTCATTCTCAGTTAGAATTGGTGTAGGAACTGCATCTCCATCCGCAACTGGCACAATCTTTGCTTACAGAGAAGGTGTTTCATCCAATGATGGTATTATCACAGTTGATAATGAAAATCTCAATGGAAGAATGGTTGCAAATTATGCAGGTATAACAACTACGCTTTCTGCAACAATTTCAAGTCCATCAGATGAAAACATTTCTCTATCTGGAATAGCACAACTCGATGTTAATATTGGAGATTATCTTGCAATTGAAGATGAAATTGTAAGGATTAAAACAACTGTTACGGGATTGAATCCTTTAACTGTTTTCCGTGGCGTTCTGGGAACAAGAAGAAAGGCACATGCTGCAAATTCAGTTGTCAGAAAGATTTTTATAAATCCTGTTGAATTTAGAAGACACTCGATTATTCGTGCTTCTGGTCATACTTTTGAATATGTTGGATTCGGTCCTGGTAATTACTCAACTGCATTACCAGATAAGCAAGATAGACAAATCAGTGCAGATGAAGAACTCTTAGCACAATCAACTAAGAGAGAAGGTGGAATTAACTTCTACACAGGAATGAATGATAAGGGTATTTCTTACTCTGGTAATAAAAAATTAAGTACAATTACTGGAAGTGAAGAAATCTTTGATACTCCTATTAAAACGATCACTGGTGAGGATATTTCAAACGTACCTGCACTTAATGTAATTAGTCCTGTTGAAGGATCTTTCAGTAGATCAATTCGTGTTGAGGGTGGTGCAGACAACAAGGTTGCATCTGAATTTAATGGTCCTCTGATTGTTAATAATAAGATCACTTCGAACTCTCCCAAAGGTATTGAAGCAAATTCATTATTCCTTCAGGGTGATGCTACTGTTTCTAGAAAACAAACTGTAGGAATTTCTACTCCTGTTCTTTCTGGAAACCCAGGTGATGTTGTTTACTATGCAAATCCAGATGAGGGAGGATATGTTGGATGGATTTATACACAAGCAAATGATTGGAGAAGATTTGGTAATGTAAGTCTTTCTAAGGATCTTGATATTAACACTCTTGACAAATTGGGAATCGGAGCAACTAGTGTTTTAAATTCTCTCTTAAGAGTTGGTTCTGATATATTCACTGTTAATGAAGATGGTGTTGGAATTGGAACTACTGCTTCTGGTTATTCTCTGAACATAATTGGCGATGCCAATATCTCTGGAATGATTACTGCAACTGAATTTGTTGGTTCTGGTCAATATTTGACAAACTTAAATGCTGCAGCAACTGGATGGGACAATGCTACTGATGCTCTCTATAATAGTGATTTAAGTAAAAATGTTGGAATTGGCACTACAGTACCAAGATTTGTCTTAGAAGTTGGTCATATTGGACAAACTACGAAGACCTTCCAAGTAAATGGCAAATCTGAATTTACCGATACTCTTACTGCTAATGCAGTGGCAGTTGGTGGAGCATTGACTGCTGTAGGAACTTATACAATTGACAATGTTACTTCAGGATTGATTCGTGCTTCACAAATTTCTGTTGGAACTCAAAGTCCTACAGAGTTGGCATCTTTCCAAGTTGGTAGTGGAAGTGATCTTTTAGTTGTTAAGTCAGATGGACATTTAGGAATCGGCACAACGGCACCAAGAGCAGATGTTGACATTCTTGGTCATGCAAGAATTAGAACTCAGTCTGAAGATGCTAGAACAGTTAATTCTGTTTCTGGTGAAGTCACTCTTGATCTCAGCTTAGCACAAACTTTCTATGTTGGTGGTGGTGCAGGAAATATTACTGACTTTATTGTTGCGAATCCGCCGCATGGTAGTAGTACGTTCACTTTAGTTGTGACAAATACAAATCCTCCGAAGAGTATTGCTATTGATTCATTCAAGATGCAAAGTAATGGTGCTGTTGTTGATGTCAAATGGCCAGGAGGAGTTGTTCCAATTGTAACGAATGCTGCTAATGCCGTTGACATCTATTCATTCAAGATTCTTAACGGTCAAACATTAGAAACTCAAAGAGTTCTCTATGGAGTCATCGGAGGTCAAAACTTCTCATGAGTGAATTATTTCCAAACGTAAATACAACGTTGGATCTTAATGGTCCAACGTTGGTCTTCACCGAAAATCCTGTCGGACTTACGACAAATCATCGAGGTTCTGTAACACTGTCTGGATTTGCTACTGCAATATTTCCAGAGGGACAGACAGAAAGATCATCAAATACTGGATCAATTGTTTATCAGTGGTATAACAATAACGGACCTTTAATCGATAGTATTAACGTAATTGGATCAGCAACTACAAGTCTTACAGTCACAAATCTTTTAAATCCCATAAACGCCCAAGATCAATTTTTTCTTCGCGCAGACTATATTCCTTCGGCATATGCAAATGGAACAACTGGAAATGCAGTAGTAGATCCGAAAGATTCTGACACAGCTATTGTAATTACTGCACCTGAAATATCAGTGTCTGTTGCTACAACTCCAGTAACTACTGCAGAAAACCAAAATGCAACCTTTAACGTATCTGCATCTATTACAGATAATAGTGCATTATCATATCAATGGAGAATTGATGGACAAATCATAAATGAACGTGCATATGCTAGTGGCGATCAATCAACAACGTATACAGTTACGACAGGGGACATTGATGGACAAAATCTTGGTATTGGAACTTATCTTGTAAATTGCACAGTATCAAATCCAAACGCAATACCTTCTCAAGTAGTAAGTGATGACATATTATTAAATGTTGTTTCTGCAAGGTCTATACTTGCGTATGAACTAGTAGATTCTTCTTGGAATGGTGGAGGAGTTAAAGATTTAGTCAATCAAGGATTCTTAGAATTTGACGCAAATGACTCTGACGAAAGATCTATTGTAATATATCCAACAGAGAAAGATGTTGATGTTCTTATTACTTTAGGTGGTTCTAAGGGTGATACTAAAAATGGAAATCGTGGTGGTGAGGGTGGATTATCTTCTTTCCGATTAACTTTAAATCAAAATGAAGAATACTTCATTAGACTTGGTGTTCCATATTCAGTTGGCGGTAGTAATGATTTTGGTGGAGTTGTTGGTGGGGGAGGAGCATCCATTTTTCATAGAAGAGCAAACCGAGTTGCAGTCTGCGGCGGAGGCGGCGGTGGTGGACAAAATAATAGAGGTGGTGATGGTGGTGGAGTAAATCTTGCTGGAGAAGACGGTGTAGGAAGAAATGGTGGAAACGGAGGAGTAAGATTTGATATCGGTGAATTAGATGACGTTGGATCGTATGCAAAAACAGTGAACTTTAATAACACTACATCGTATAGTAATAATGCAAATAACGTAGTTGGAGGAAAACTTTCAACGTGTACTGTAGGCGATTACTGGGCGAATCAAGGTTATTCTCAATGTCAAAACTTAGGTAATATAAAGTATAGAAACTCTAGTGGAACTGAAATTACACAAACCGCACAGATAGATAGAGGTTACAAAGCAGGAGGAAACTTTAGAAGAAATGGCGGAAATGGTAGTGGAAATCAAGGAGGTGGAGGCGCTGGAGTTGAAGGTGGATCAGCAGCATTATCGGATGGATCCGGTGGTGGAGGTGGATCTGGATATTCTAATGGAGAAATTACTATAATTTCTTCAACTGTTGGTGGCAATAATGATTATGGTTATATAAAAATTGAAGATTATGGTAGTACTTTAACATAGTATAAATAATAAAAACTAAGCGGGGGAGAGTGAACCCGAAATGGCAGTAAGTAAGAATTTTGTCGTAAAAAATGGTATTGAGGTTAATGAAAACCTCATTGTGGCAGATTCTATCACAAACAGAGTTGGCGTTGGGTCTACAACACCAAATGCAACTCTTGACGTTAAAGGAAAAGTAGCATCAAATACAGCTACTATCACAGATCAGTTCATTGTTGGATCATCTGGAACAGTATTTAATGTTTACTCCAATGAAGCAAACATTGTTGGAGGTGGAGATACTGTTATAATTGGCGGAAAAACCAGTATCGATAATTCATTAACAGTTGAACAACTAGCTACTTTCAAGTCTTCAGTTGTTATTGATAGTGCTGCAACTCTTAGACTTCCAGTTGGTGCAACAACTGAAAGACCTTCCCCTGCAGAAATAGGTCAAATAAGATACAATAATACTCTCAATACATTTGAAGGATATGGTGGGGGTAATGTTTGGAATAGTCTTGCTGGATTAAGAGACGTTGATTCTGACACATTCATCATTGCAGAAAGTATACCGAGTGCAGATGAAGATATTCTATACATTTATAATAAGGGTGTATTATCTGGAACAATTTCATCTACTGAGAAAAATTTTGTAGGCGTTGTTTCGGCAAATAGTTACTTAGGAGAAGGTGGCAATTTAACTCTTGGAACTGGAAATACAGATGGCAATTTAGTAACACCTGGCGCACTCAATACATTTACATCTAATACTAAATTAATTGATAGTATTGATGATCTTAATGAATTGGCACTTAATATAATTAAGAATACTACAGTCACAGAAGTTGATTTTTCAGCAGATACACTTGCTGGAGGTTCTCCACTTACAGTTACTGCAACAGTAACTCATACTGGCAATGCTGACTTTTATGATTATGATTGGGGAGATGGAAATATTGACTACAATCAATCTACTGCTAATAAATCTCATACCTATACTAATCCTCTTGGAGGAGTTTTCAGTGTTGCAGTAACTGCAAAAGATAGTAGTGGTGCTGGAGCAGGAAGTAGTCAAACTCAGACTAGAAGCAATTATATTACTGTATACACTCCAGATCCTGATGTCACATTTGAACTTTACAGAACAACCACTGGAGGAACTGCACTTACAGGAAACGATCTATATGTTCTTGAGGGAGAATACCTGTACTTAGATAATAATACTACAAGAACATCAAATGGAGTAAGTCCTACATATTCCATAAATTGGGGAGATGAATCTGCTATTTCTCTTGTTAATAGTAATACTGTTGGTGGTGGAGCCAGTGAAAGTGCTCCTAGACTTGGGCATCAGTGGGTTGAAGGTACAAAGAGCACTGGATTAGATACGATTACTTTAACTCTCGCAACACATACAACTGCTGATCCAGCAATTCTTCCACTAAGTGGCACAAAACAAATCAAAGTATATGAAGATACTCCAACTTTACCAAATGATTTAAGCACTAAAACTTTACCACCACCAGCAACTGTTGGAGTACCTGCAAGACTTGCTGTTGGATTTGCCGATAATATTCCAGGTGGAACGAGTTTAACTGCAGGAAATGCTGTAAATAGAGTGACTGGAGTCGCAACTGCTGGACCTCTTCAATCTTTTGCATATAATGCTGACAGTGGATTTTTACAGGCATTAGTGAATGGAGTAGGTCGTGGTGGAAGAACTCTCACTACTGGTGATCAATCTGGAACTTATACCGATTTGATAATTTTCTCCGAACAAGATTATCAACTTTTAGACGCGGATGGTGATGATGTTACACTTGCAAATAGCATTTATTATCCTGGATTTGCTAGGGGATTTAAAGCAGGTATTACCAGTTCGTCTTTACCATTTGGTATGAATGGTATGCAACTAACTCATACTGAAAGTGGTAATACAAATGTTGCCGAGTTTATGCGTGACTATCTAACAGTAACTCCTACCGTTAGTATTGCATCTGCACAAGTTACTGAGTTAAGTGGATCAAATAAAAGGTTTGTCTCTGGAATTCCTCACTATAGGACAGGAGATCAAATCAGAGTAAGTGGTTTATCAGTAGACAATTTGACAGGAAATACTTATGCAGATGCTACAAATATTATTGAAATTGATGATTCCACGAATTTGGAGGGAACAACTGGAAGTTCAATAACCAATAGTGATTTCAATTATCTCGCAATTAATAATCTCATTTCTCCAATGTTGACAGGATCAATTCCAAATGCGGGAGTTGGTACAATAACTGGATATGATGTGGGAATTTTGCCTGTTGACATAACTAGTGCCAATGTTAAGTGTATCAACAAATTAAAAGTTCGCGCACAAAATAATAATGGATTTGGTTCATATACAAGTGATCTTGTTACTAAAGTTATGGTTCATAATGCGGAACAAAGTGGAATTAGTGAGATTGCAATTCCTGTCGCTGATGCACTAGGATCAATTTATGATGACGATGGTGTTAGAATCTTTGACTTTAACGCAGCAACCGCAGATAATCCATCATTTAATGGATCTACTAATTTCTATACTAACAATCCATATACTGAGTCTTCTGATCCTGGAGTATCAGGAACAAAAGAGGCAACTATTAGATTTGGCGTCCTGAAGCATGATGTTACTGATTATTCTAATGGATACTTACCAGTAGGACCAGATAGAACTCTTGATACAGGAACTCAATATTTTACTTTTGCATTTAGAAGACAATTAGTTGCAAACTTTACTGTAAATATTAATAGTTCTACTGGCATTCATGGTCTTTGGATTGCTGCACCAGGAACTCAAATAGATAGTACTAGTGGTTTAAATGGATGGTTAAATGCCAGTGCCACATATGCTGGTTCTGGCGTTCCAGGATCTGGTGCTGGTGGTAATGGAAGTGATGGTTGTGCCTTTACTTCTGGTGATAGAGTTACAACAGGATCAGCAATAAATGATGCATTTACATTGACTTTGGGAAGTGAAAATATGAGTAATGCTACTGGTAATGTTGTTTTAGTTAGAATTGCCCTAAACACAGGTCAAACCGTATCAAGCCTCAGCATAAGTTAGGAGATTATTTAAAAAATGGCAATTTCAGATTCCCAAAAAGTTGATTATCTTTGGAAAAAACTTGGTTATGGTAAAGCAAAGACCGATATAAGTGCTAATAAGCACGCAAATAATGAGTCTATTGCTAGTCCCATACTTATGAGAGGTGGCAATGTCTGGGCACAATCAGACGAAGTACCTACCGCATTGCCCGCAAGTAGTACAAATCTTGTAACAGTTTATCCAACAACAAACCCAGTAGAAACTACTGCGGATGGTACTGCAACATTAAATAGAACTTGGACAACTGGACATACTGATTGGATTCCACCAGAATTTGGTGCAACATATGCAGTAAAAATATATCTCCATACTTCTGGAGATGCTGCTAATGCTGCATCAAGTGGAACTCAATTATTTGCTGCTGGTTCTGAAAATAATGACGAATGGTTTTTTGATTATCAAGCAGGTGTCTTACACTTTATGGGAGATAATCTTCCCCATGGAGTAAGTTTTAGTGGAAAAAGTATTTACGTTAGTGGTGGTAGATACGCTGGTATTCAAGGCGTAACCGAACTAAATGGTATTGGAATTGCAACTGGTCCACATGATCTTAATGTTCCAGGAACTTTAGTTGGTTCGGCAGTCACTCTATTTGATTTTAGAGGAGTTGGTGTTGCAACTGTTTATTACGACTCTGGAATTGGAACAGTATTTTTTGAAGGTGCTGGAGAGTCCACTGTTGGTATTGGAACTGAAGCACCAGCTGATCCAGATGGGGGAGACCTTTGGTATAATGTCATGGATGGCAGAACTTATGTCTACTACGATGAGGCAATCGCTGGAGTAGGCACTGCTCGATTCTGGATTGATGCGGCACCATTTAACGTTGGTGAAATTGATATTATTAATATTAATGCAACTACTTTAACCGTATCTGGTGCTTCTTCGGTAGGAAATTTTGTTTCTAGTGGAGCAGCAGAACTCAATAATTTAAGTGTCACTGGAGTTTCTACATTTTCAAATACAGTAGGTTTTACTACAGCTACATTTGCTGATAATAAGAAAATTCTTTTGGGTGATAACACTGATTTACAAATATATCACGACGGAACAAGAAGCATCATTGATAATCCAAGATTAAATGATTTAAGAATACAGACATCAGAGAATATACTTTCTATAACTCATAATGGTGGCATTGAAATTTACAACAATAATAACTCAAGATTTATATCTTCTGATTCTGGAAACACATTACGTGGACAATCCGAATTAGATAAGGTTAATATTTCTGGAATTACCACTATTTCCGGTCCAACAAACCTTAATAGTTTAAATGCAACTGGCATATGTACAATATCAAACCTATCTGCATCTATTCTTACTGTTGATGGATTCCTCAATATTAATGAGGTTACTGAAGTTGTTGGAAACTTAACCGGTGCTGGTGGAGGTGGTGATGTTACACATGATTTAGAAACCAGTGCATTATGGTATCATACTTCAATTGCAGGTAATTTTACTATTGATGCTACTAATGTACCAACTGAGAATAACAGAGCAATAGCAATGACTTTGATTTTGGATCAAGGAGTAAATGGATATGTTCCTAGTGGATTTAAAATAGATGGTGTTGCCCAAGTGATCAAGTGGCAAGGTGGAGTTCAACCAACACCAAGCACACTTAACATAGATACTGTAACATTTACAATGCTTAGAGTAAATAATGCGTGGAAAGTACTCGGACAACTAACTATTTTTGACTAATGCCTATTATCGCGTCTGCTACTTCTGGAAATGCTGCTGGTAGAACACCACCAAGTCCTACTTTTGATGTAGTTGCATCTAGAACCTCTTTAGATGAAACAACAGATCAAACAGTAACTTTTAATGTTACAACTACTAACCTTTTAGATGGAACTGTACTATATTACACATTGACTGGAGTGAATGTAAATCAATTTGATTTCACCTCAAACTCCACATTTGGTAATTTTACCATTAATAATGATGCAGGATCTTTTTCATTTACAACTACAGAAGATTATTTTACCGAAGGATTTGAAACCGTTACAATTTCTCTTCGCAGGGGAAGTATTACCGGTCAAATTGTAGATCAAAAAACTGTTGTAATATCTGATTCATCTCAAGATCCAACTTATACTGTCACGCCTTCTTCTACATCAGTAGATGAGGGAAGTTCTTTTACATTTGATGTCACTACCGATAAACCAATACCTGGTTTAGTATACTACACACTTGATGGCAGTGGTGCTCTTGGTGCTAATCTTGATGATGATGATTTTGTAACAGTGTCATATGGAATAGTTTCTCTTGATGGAGCAAGTGGGGGAGGTGTTGCGTCATCAACAACAACTATTAATATAGAGCCTGATTATATCACAGAAGGCACAGAATTATTTGTAATTAATATCAGATCTGGAGGATACACTGGAGGAATATATACAACTTCGGAAAGTATTCAAATTAATGATACAGCAGATTATCCAGAAGTTGAAATCTTACCAAGTGCTCCATCTGTAGATGAAGGAAGTAATATAGATTTCACATTTACCACAACTGGTGCTCCAATTGGATATACCGTATATTATGCCGTATCTGGAGTTTCAACTGCTG